AGAGGGTGATTGCCGGGTGTCGTGCGTGTCCGGGGCTGGCGCACCGGCTGGCATTCCCAGCACGTCGGCCACCAGGCGGGCGGCGTCTGCCGCGTTACACTGGCGAACGTTCATCACCAGCGCCAGCCCGTCACCGGCTTCCGGGTCACAGTGGCGGCAATGCCAGGTGCCGCGCCCGTCCAGATTATCGAACTGGAAACGGTCTGTGCCGCCGCACGCCGGGCAGGGGGTGTGCGTGGTGGGGTGGCGGGGAACCTCAATACCCAGCAGGGCCAGCACATCAGGCCAGCGCCCCACCGCCGAGCGGGTCACTTCACGGATAAAATCGATATTGCGCATTCCATTGTCCTCAGTGCGTTGCCGGTGACGGCAGAACGCTATCCAGCGCGAAGAGCTGTAACGCCTGGTCATGCAAGGTCGCCATCACACTGCGCCCGGTTTCGGTCAGTTCACCGGCCACCGGCCCCACCATCGCGACATAGAGCGCCAGTGCGTTGCGCCGCCCGTCTTCCTCCCCGTATGTGGCTGTCATGGCCCCTTCGACCGCACCGGCAAGGGTTGCACGCTCTGCGGCAGGGAAAACGGGTAATTCACCGTACTGGCTGCGGTACAGCGCGGCGGGTATCGGGTGGCCGCTGTCGTCCGTCACGGTGACGCAGCCGTTTATCGCTTCCTGTTCAAGCACAAATTTCACTGAGACAAACCAGCGGAACAGGATCAGTTTTTGCCGGTCATCCGGCCCGAAATGGCCCTGTAGCATGGCATCGGTCAGCGCCCGCACCACCTGAATGCCGGTCAATAACGCCCGGTCATATTCATTGCTGTCCAGACGGGAAACGGCTTCATTAAAGGTCAGTAAGCGGGTTTCATCCTGCACGGCGGCGTTCTCGTGTGTGATTCGGATACCGTCGGGCCACAGGTCAACGTGACTACCGGCGCATTGCGCCGCCAGCATGGAAAGGGGGCGTTGTTTGTTCACTGTGGCTCTCCCGTTGGCGCAACAACCTGCCAGCCCGCCAGCCGGGCCAGCTCCAGAAAGGCATCCAGACAGGCGACATGTTCATCATCGAATAACCGGCGGTCGCTGGTGGCTCTGCCGTGCTCCACATACACCAGCACGCGCCCGGTAAAGTCAGGCGGCACGCTCAGTGTGGCGTTGAGGGTGGGGGCTTGGGTTGGGATGTGGTCAGTCATGGGACACCTCGATCACTTCCGCTTTAACGCCAGCTTTACGGAACTTGCGGTTAAGGTTTTTGGCGGAGCGTTCCGCATATTCGCGGGTACGTGTTGGCGTTTCCAATGTGTATCGTGTTACCCGGCCGGTAACGGGATTGGTTTGGGTGATATGAACCTTAAACACGCTTCACCCCCGCTTGTTCGGCTTCTGCCTGGCTGGCGCGATACAGATGGTCGATACGCTCTTGCAGGACAAACAGCAGGATTTCACGCGCTTGCGGTTCATCCGTGTTGACGGCGGCATAGGCCAGCGCCCGGCACTGGTCGATGATTTCATCCAGCTCCAGCGGGGTGTCATCAAACATGGCGCACCGCCTTAACCGGCAGACGGCCCGCGAAAAAGCAGAGGTGATCACCAGCCAGTGTGCGGCGGGCTTCGTGTTCAGAAACGGCAGGGATACGGTGAATGACCGGTTTTTGTGTGAGACAGTCGCGGCGGATTGCGGCAATAAGCCAGATAAATTGCGGTTTTGGGGTAGGGGTAGTAGCCAGCATGTGGCAGCCTCCTTCAGATAGCGGGTAACGCTACCACCGGAAACGCCAATTTCACTGGTGGTAGCCCAGACGGGGTTGGCGTAACCGGCTCTGAAGGATACCGGCGAACCTTGCGGTTCCCCCGCCTGAGCCACCATTACTCTTGAAAAGCGCTGAATTATATACCAGCACCTGAAAAAAGGGTGAGTCAGGTTAACGGCACAAAAAAAGACGCTCGGCGCGTCATGTGTCGCCTTCAGAATTACCGGGACGCCAATCCCGGCACCAGATTTTGCTGGTGCCTGTTGAAAATAGCCCATCTGTGAAGCAAACGGCAAGCGGTTTTTGCGTACCCTGTGGGCAACGTCGCGTAAGTTACGCATGGTTCACCCCCAGCCGTTTTGCCATCCAGCGCTGAGACAGCCGGGTTAATTCGGCTTTGCGCTGGGGGTAGTCCTGCCCCAGTTCAATCAGCGTGATGTTGGTCTGCTCAAGGTAGGAAAGGTGCTCCAGTTGGTCGGCGCTCATGCTGTCACGGGGTTCACCGGTTACACCATTGGCCTGCGCCCAGTCTTTTGCCGTCAGGCCACCCAGTACCAGACGGGCGATCATGTTGCTTTCGGTGGTGTAGTGGTGCGGCAGGGTTTTCTTGCCCAGTTCAGAACGGGCGGTTTCTAGTGCGGCGCACATCGGTTTGAAGTAATTCGCGGCGGTCAGGCGGGCTTTGAGCTGGCGGCGAAAACGGGCGGCCACTTCCGGTACGCTACGGTGTAAGGCTTCCTCGCACTGGATGAAGTAACGACGAACGGCACGGCCCTGCTCGTTGCGCTCAACCATTGCCAGTTCTTTTGCCATATCCAGCGTGATCGCGTAATCAACTTCAGGGCGACCGGCTCCGGTAATTTCCACCCGTTCCGGTGTTAATTGCTCAAAATCCGTACCCTGCACAAAACCGTACTGTGAAATACGGCCATTAAACCAACTGGAAAAAACACGCCCGATGCCCAGCGCTTTATGTAATGACTTTGCACTGACGATATTATTCTCACGTCCGCAAATGCGCCCGTGAATAACCGGGGCAATCGCAGCAAAGTTATTACTGGAAATATCGCTCTGGCGGTTTTCAGGGTGAGCGAATCCCTGACCGTGAAGGTCATTATTTTTTGATGTCATAAAATCATGTTCCGTTAGCGGGCGGCGTAATCCGGGTACAGGCTTAGAATATGGTTAATTTCCTGCCGGGTAAGCGGCGGGTGGCCGTTAATCCCGGCATTGCTATTGACCAGTCGAATGACACGGGAAATATCATCACGTGTTGCAAACCGATAGCGGTAATGACTGCCGATCCCGTCGGCGTTTGGTTCGTCAATACGCGCTAACCGAATATCCAGCAGGCGTTCTAATTCCGTGGCGTAATTCCGGCCAGAAGAAAGGCGGCAGTGATGGAGAATGTCATTCTCAGTAAAACCACCCGCGCCGGAACGCAGCATGAAAACCCGTGCGCGATGCTTCTTAGGGACTGGCCTTATCCGCGCTGGCTGGTTATTATGTCCGCCAGCAATATGAGTTTGCGCAGCAGGTTTATTTTGTTCACATTGACGCCCGGTAGCACGGGCGTTTTTTGTTTGTGACATGTCACACCCCCGTCATCTGGTCGCGTTCTGCGATGCGCTGATTCAGCCAGGTATTAACGTCATCCTCAAACCAACCCACACGGCGTAGGCCAATGCGAAAGCCTTTGGGGAATTCCCCTGCATTGATCATGTCCTGAAAAGCGCTATCAGACTTCAGGCGCAAGATCGCTTTAACTTCTTTCTTCAGTAGGATTTTTCTTTCTGCTGGTGCCATGTGCATTTAACTCCACTCAATACCGGGGGATTCCGGTAATGTGGTAATAGTGGAGCAAATACTGAGTAATGATTTGGGAAGTGTTTAGTGTTTTACAGGAAAACCTTAAAGTTTTCCTGATACTTTTTTTATCCAATTTTCAAGTGATTTAGCCGTAAAGGACGGGGGAGTTATGCCCTTCTTGGCGCAATCTTGGGTAATCAGATCATAGATGCTATCTCGACTTAGTCTACTCACATCTTTACCATAGAGTATTTGCAAGAGTGTATAGATAACATCCGTCTGAGTGGGCGAAAAATTTGATTTGATAGTTTCGCCTTCCTTTGGCAGATGTATGTCTCCAGTGATATAACTTGGTAATGATAAGCCACTCTCGGAGTGCATGTGTATTTTTTCAATGTCCTCTCTAATTAAAAGGAGTGAGCCGTTAGTTACTTTAATAGTGTCTTTTACTTCCGCATCTATTATTTTTATATCGATATCTTTTTTTTGTATGGCATGAAAGCTATAAATATCAGCGGGATTGTCTTTTATGTCGGTCCTGAATAATTGCCTGACCTTCCATATTCCAAATATTTTAGTGTCAATAGCTCTCCAAGTGTAGCCACTAACCGTTTTTTTATAATCATCTACTTCCCCATCCATCAATGAAAACATGGATATAGATGTATCGACATGATACTGCCACCTATCATTTTCTATTAATGATGAGATATCTGAATGTGATTTAAAATATACATTACAAGTAGCTACGGATCCCACATCAATTGCAAAATCTATCGCGCCAATCATGTACCAATGAAAAAAATCTTCGACTTCGCACCCTAATAGGCTGGCCGCCCTATTAAGTGAGCAGTATTCTAGTGGGGCTATCTTTTTTTCCTGCCAAATGTTTCTCATCGGTTTATTTTTTGTCATACACTACTTCCTAAGTAAGTCTTAATTTTTTGATGAAAGGTTGACCACCATTTATATCGGTTATCACCTAGATTCGCGCGGTGGTGTTGTTATCCTACTGATTTTAATGTGATTTCTGGCTATTCTCCGACTACCCGCAAAACCCGAGCCCCTTCGGATGCCATCGCCTTCCCAGTGGCGGCGGTTTCAACAAACTCACCCCACCAGCACATCAGTACCTTGCGTTGCTCCAGATAGGTGGAGCGGTTGTAAGCGCGGCGCACTTCATTGGTGTCAACGTGAGCTAGCGCGGCTTCGATGACGTCCGGCGGGAAGCCTGCTTCGTTGGCGGCGGTACTGAAGATAGCGCGCAAACCGTGGGACACCAGCACGCCTTTGTAACCCATGCGACGCAATGCGGCGTTAGCGGTTTGGCTGTTCATTGGCTGTTTCGGGTCTTTAGCGGAAGGGAACAGATATTCCCGGTGGCCGCTGATGGGCTTCATGGCGTCCAGAATGGCTAACGCTTGTGGGGGCAGGGGAATAACGTGCTCGCGGCGCATCTTCATGCGGCCAGCCGGGATTGTCCAGGTGTTCTGCATAAGATCTATCTCGCTCCAGCGGGTTTCTGCGGCTTCAGCCGGGCGGGAAACGGTCAGCAATTGCCATTCAATCAATAACCGGGTTTGTAGCTCGATGCTGGCGACCGATAGCGTTTTCATCAGGCCAGGTAATGCCTCTGGCCGGATGGTCGGCATATGGGTTTTCACTGGCGTCTGAAACGCTTTGCGGATCTTCGCTGCCGGGTTAGCCGGTATCAGGCCGGAGTTAACGGCATAGTCCATCACTTCGTTAATGCGCTGACTGACCCGTTTAACGGTTTCCAGTTTGCCGCTGGCCTGTATCGGTTCCAGCGCGGTGATGAAGTGGCGGGCGGTAAGCTGGCTGATAGGCTGGTTTGCGATGAACGGGAACACGTATTTTTCCAGAGAGCGCCAGATATCTTTAATGGTGTTAGCGGCCAACTGTTGCGATTTTTTCACTTCATACCAGTCGGCGGCGACTTTGGCGAACGTGTTCAGGCTGATTGCCTGTTCTTGTTCTCGCTGCTGTTGCTGGTGGAATTGTGGATCGATGCCTTTGCTTATCAGTGCTTTTGCCGATTCACGCCGTTGCCTGGCTTCAGCCAAGGAAACCGCAGGGAATGCGCCAAAGCTGATTAACGCACGTTTCTTTGTATCGGGGCGGTAATAGTTAAAGCGCCAGATCTTAGAGCCACTCGGTTTCACCAACAGATACAACCCATCCCCGTCCTGTAGTGTGTATTCCTTCTCGGCAGGTTTGGCGGCTTTGATCTCGGTATTGGTCAGAGGGGTAGTTATACGAGCCAT